TTGTATAAGCGTGAGGAATGTTTTTTGTTTTTAAAAACTCCCATTTGTTTCTCCTAAAAAATTAAATTAAAAAGGAGGGGATTATTCCCCTCCTAATCCTTAAAACTACAAATAATTATGCAGTTAAGTTAAATATACCATAGTTAGCATTTGGTGCTTTAGCTGTTAAAGTCCATTCTGCTAAAATCATTTTCTTATTGCTATCACCAGTTTTTGATAAATCTGATGATTGGAATGGTCTAAGGAAGTCTACACTCCACATATCCATTTGCAATATGTCTACTCTGTTTGCGTTTTGAAAACGATCAGGTACAAAAGCCACTTCTCCAAAATCTGATACATAAATATCAGTCGTGCCGATTGACACTTTGTCTGAAGCATCTTTGTACTTAGTAGCTACACCATTGAAAGCTGACGCTAATTGTTTATGACTTGCAGTCATAAGAACAGTATCAGGATTTCCACCATTATCAAAAGCTACTTTTAAACCTGCTTTTAATAAATCTTCGGTGTAAGTTCTATTAGTACCACCTGCGATTGCAGTTGCACCAGTTCCTAGAGGAACTGCTGAAGGTGATCCATTTTTAGAATAGTTGTTAGTTGGTGAAGCTGGGCCATACCATGTGCCTACTGATGCAGATTTACGAGCAGTAGAAGCATTACCTGCTACTTTTGCTTGTTCAATTCCGATCATAGCGTTTTCCATATCACGCTTTAACTCTTTACCCATTTTTGCCATTTGGTAAGCCATTTGCTCACCCATACCTGCATTTTCTACAGCATCATCTGTTCCTGAAATAGTTGCAGATTTTAAACTGATTTGAGTATAGTTTGTCAGACGAGATACATCTGTAATTGCATCACCTGCTACTTCATCACCTTCAACTTTAGCATTGACTGCTACTGCTGATAATGAATCTGTATTCCATTGATGCAAAGTATTTGTTGCTGATCCTTTTGATGCGTTGCTCATGAAAGGCGTTTCAGTTGGTGAGATGTTATAGATCACATCAGCTAAATCTTCTCTCATAGCATTAACACTATCGTAAGTATCAAATGTATTAGTTGGCTGTGCCATAATACTTTACTCCTTTATAGTTAATGTTAAGAATACATTTCTTTAAAAACGGAAACTGCATCTTGCATTTTTCCACTTTTTCTAAGAACTGCTTTTTTAGATTTCATTCGTTCAGCAACTTCAGTATTATCAGAACTCTTAGGACTAGAAGAACTAACAACCTTTGGAGTTGTAGTTACTTTCTTTTTATTAAGATTAGCTTTTTTTA